AGTTAAAGCCGCAGCTACACATGGCACAGGTGCAGGTCAATGGAGCGCGAGAAAAAGTCAATTGGTAGCTAAGAAATATAAAGCTGCTGGCGGCGGGTATCGTGATTAAAAAGCCGCAACAATCCTTAAAAGCTTGGGGAGACCAGAAATGGCAAACCAAGTCCGGCAAGAAGTCCTCGGAAACGGGCGAACGTTACTTGCCAGAAAAGGCTATAAAAGCATTATCTCCTGCGGAGTATGCAGCCACTACTAAAGCTAAGCGAGCAGGTAAAGCGGCAGGTAAACAGTTTGTAGCCCAGCCAAAACGTATTGCAAAGAAAACGGCAGGATTTAGATGACTACTTCAGGCACCGCAGGTTTTAATCTTGACCTCTCCGAGTTAGTCGAAGAGGCGTTTGAGCGTTGCGGAAAAGAACTGCGTACTGGATATGATCTACGTACAGCACGTCGCAGTTTAAACCTGCTGACGATTGAATGGGCAAATCGTGGAATTAATCTATGGACAATTGAGCAAGGCTCAATTCCTATGGTTACAGGGCAATCTACATACAACCTACCAGTAGATACGATTGATTTGCTGGATACGGTAATACGTACAGGCTCTGGACAGAACCAGATTGACATTAACATTACCCGAATTTCAGAGTCTACGTACTCAACAATCCCTAACAAGAACGCAGAGGCGCGACCCATTCAAGTTTGGATCAATCGTCAGTCCGGTGCAGACTACCCAACTACTGGCATAAACGCTCCAAAGATTGTGGTGTGGCCTACCCCTAACGCACCGGGCAATCAGTATACGTTTGTGTATTGGCGGCTAAGACGGATTCAGGACGCTGGTAGTGGTGTTTCTACTCAAGATATTCCGTTTCGATTTCTTACCTGCATGGTAGCTGGGCTTGCGTTTTACTTGTCAGCTAAGTTGCCAGAGGTAGATCCGCAGCGTGTACTGTTTCTGAAGTCGGAATATGAGCAGCAGTTTCAGTTAGCTGCGGATGAAGATAGAGAAAAAGCACCTCTTCGTTTTGTGCCACGCAACATGTTTTACACGTAGGTGAGTCATGCCCTCTAAATTTGCCTCGGGTAAATATGCGATTGCTGAGTGTGATCGGTGCAGTCAACGGTTTAAACTGAAGCAGCTTAAAACATTAGTAATTAAAACGAAAGAAGTAAACATTTTAGTTTGTCCAGAATGCTGGGATCCAGATCAACCGCAATTGCAGCTAGGTATGTATCCGGTTAATGATCCGCAGGCGATAAGAAATCCTCGTCCAGATACCAGTTATGTTGTTTCAGGTTTAGATGTAGACGGTGACCCTTCTGGTGGCAGTAGGATATTTCAGTGGGGATGGAACCCGGTTGGTGGCTCTAGAGACGGTGGTCTTACACCGAATGACTTGATTATCCAAACCCAGCTTGGTACAGTTACAATAGCGGTTACTTAAGGAGTTATCATGTATAAACGTGGCGCAGATGGTGTTGCTCAAAAAGGCAAGACCGAAGGCAAGAATCTTGGTAACAGCGGCCCAATGGCAGCTGCGTTGTCTGGTAAGGGTACAAAGACTTCTAAAGGCGGCAAGACTAATGCTGACATGAAGTCAATGGGTCGTGGTTTGGCTAAAGTTGCTGCTCAAAAGCGAGGCTAATATGGCTAAGTACAGTCAAAAAATGATGGGCAAAGAGGTTGGTGACGCTAAGGTTTATGCTGAACCACATTCTATGGATGGCAAAAAGTTTGGTGTTGAAACTCATGCAGCAACGATGAACAAAAGACAAGATCCAAACACAATGGCTGCTAAAGACTTTAAAGCCTGTGGCCCTGCTATGCGTGTTAGCACTGGAGATCCAGCCCGTGAAGATGTCAAAACTACTGGCATTAAGATTCGTGGTACCGGCTGCGCGACGAAGGGCATCACATCTCGCGGGCCAATGGGCTAAACATGAACTATACCCAGCTCACCCAAGCGATTATCGCGTACGCAGAAAGCAGTGAACCAGAGTTCGTTGCTAATATCCCTGTGTTCGTGCAAAACGCTGAGCAACGTATATACAACTCTGTTCAGCTTGCCTACTTGCGAAAGAACGTGGATGGAGCCACCACTGCAAACAATAAGTACTTATCTGCTCCAACAGACTTTTTGTCGGTGTTTTCCATAGCTGTAATAACACCAGCTGGTGATTACGAGTACTTGCTAAACAAAGACGTTAACTTTATCCGTCAGGCATATCCATCCCCTACAGACACAGGGGTGCCAAAGTATTACGCTACTTTTGGCCCGACTACTACTGCGGGTAGTCCACCTGCGCTGACTAACGAACTATCTTTCTTGCTTGGCCCAACGCCAGATATTAGCTATGACGTTGAGCTTCACTACTTCTTTTACCCTGAGTCAATTGTGACCGCTGGCACGACGTGGCTTGGTGATAACTTTGATACTGTTTTGATTTATGGTGCGTTGCGTGAAGCTGTGATCTTCCAGAAAGGCGAGGCAGACGTGGTGGGAATGTATGAGCAGAAGTACATGGAAGGTATGGCGTTACTCAAGCAATTGGGCGACGGTAAAGAAAGACAAGATGCGTACAGAAGCGGTCAAGTCCGCTATCCGGTGAAATAACATGGCGTTTACTGGGAACTTCCTCTGCGATAGCTTTAACTCCGGACTTGTTTCTGGCAACTTTGATTTTGTTGTCCCAACGGCGAATACATATTACATAGCGCTGTACACCAATGCAGCTGCGCTTGATAACTTAACGACTGCGTACACAACAGCAGGCGAGGTTGTTGCCGCAGGCTACACAGCAGGTGGTAACGTCATTACGCCAACGTATTACACCGAGTCTGGCGGTGCGTATGTTAGCTTTGCTAACACCTCTTGGGCGGGATCCTTTACGGCTCGTGGCGCGTTAATCTATAAGCCCGGCAGTAATGGCGCTATCTGTGTGTTGGACTTTGGTGCCGACCGCACATCTACTATAACTTTTACGGTGCAGTTTCCCCCTGCTACAACAGGTTCTGCATTAATACGTCTTCCTTAAGGGGTTTTAAAATGATGAACGATAAAGCAAAGGCCGGAGATACTCTTGGCGCATTAGTGCAGAAACAAAGTGGCACGTCCGATAGCATTCGGGGCGGTGGTGTATTTACGGTTCAGTGTTTCGATAGCAACGGCAATCTGAAATGGGAAGAACAAAACCATAATCTCGTGGTGAACGTCGGTCTTAAAGACATGAACGACAAATATTTTACTGGCTCCGCTTATACAGCGACTTGGTTTATTGGTCTGTATGGTGCAGGTGCTACCAACACCCCCGCCGTTGGTGACACCGCTGCTTCTCATGCTGGCTGGACTGAAGTTGTAGCTTACTCTCAAGCAACTCGTCCGGCGGCTGTCTTCGCTGCTGCCACTACTGCTGACCCATCTGTTATTACCAACTCTGCGTCTGTTGCTGTTTTTAGTATTAACGGCACTACAACAGTTGGTGGCGCATTTTTAATTAGCAACAACGTCAAAAGTGGAACAACAGGAGTTCTGTTCTCGGCTTCTGACTTTACAAGCCCCGGTGATCGTGCGGTTGTTAACGGCGATACGCTGAACGTTACATACACATTCTCGCTTGATGCAGTTTAAGGAATAAATCATGGCTACTAAATTTATCAAAGGCGAAGAGGTTAAAGTTATTGCAGTCATTCCACAAGGCCCAGTTGAAAAGCTGCGCATGGATGAAGACGGTAACTTTTTTTACCTGATGACATGGACTGATGCTAATGGTGACAGCCAAGAGCGTTGGTTTGCTGAGTCCGAGCTTACCAAGGTATAACGAGTGTGTTTGGCATATCGGCGTTTTCGCAGCTCCCATTTTCAACATTAAGTGGGGCGTCTTTTTTCGCCGATATTGCTGAAACTGCAAATGCTACAGACGCAGTTTCTAGCCGAGCAATTTTTGCACCGCAAATTACAGAAACAGCACGTCCTTCAGATGCTGTTTCATCCCGATTTTCGGTCGGATCAGTCATTCAAGAATCTGCATCTGCGCAAGATACAACAAGAAGTTTGTCATCTGTATTTTCTGCGTTGCAAGAGTCTGCAAGAGCGTCGGACAGCATTGCATCTTTTCCGTTATATCCAGCCGTCGTAAATGAAACCGCAAGGCCAAGCGATGTTGTTTCTGCAAGGGTAGTGTTTGTTTCTAATGTGTCCGAGACTGCAAGGGCGGTAGATGTTGTTACCGTAGCACCAAGTATCTTTAATGCATATATAGCAGAGCTTACTACTTCAGTTGATTCTGTTTCTGCAAGAACACAAATTAACAGCGCTGTTGTTGAAGCTGGAGCTGCTACTGATAGTATCCTCAGTAGAATAAATTTTGGTGTGGCGGTTCAGGAAACATCCAGAGGGTCTGACGTTAACTCTGTATTGGTTAATTTTGCTGTAAACATACAAGAAACATCTCGCACGTCTGACAGTACGCAAAGTTTGACTGCATTTAATTCGGCAGTTAATGAAACCGCAAGGGCTTTGGA